GTTTCCCAGTCACGATCAGGTGGGGGAGTAGCCCCAACCCCAAAGGCTCCGAAACCACCAGCTGCACTAAACAAATTCATACCAAGACCAGCTACAGCACCTGCTGTCTGTGCTCTTTGACTTTGGATACTAATCTCCTTAGAGAGACCTGACTGCTGACCTGCATAGCCTAGTGCACCACCAAGCTGAGAGGACAAGGACGACAGACCACCACCAAGGGCTGATCCACCTGTGATACCTAAACCCTGTGCACCAGCCTGTGTCTGAGCACGTCTGATCTGAGCCTCACGGATAGCCTGACGTTGGCTACGTTGAGCCTGTAGTTGCTGCTGTTGACGTTGTGCAGCTGCTGCCTTCTTCTGGCTTTGGATACTTGAAACTGTACCTGCTACAGTAGCTACTGCTGAGATAACTGCTAGTGCTGGACCCATTTGTTTATTCCTTAAATTGGTATACAGTCATTCCTTCAGAGGAACCTGCATACTCAAACTTTAACATAGTTAGTAGTTTGTTTATTTTCTGATTGTCAGGGTTGACCGCAGCAAATATAGCACTGTAACCCATAGTACTAACGAAACCCCACCAGTCCTCAAGCATATACTGCATCTCGACAAAGACTTCTTTGGTCATCTTATCTATTGATGGTAGGTGCAAGATTATAAAGTCACTGTTATACTCAAGTCTAATATCAAAGCATGACCCTCTGATACCATGTAGACTTTTAGAAACGGGTGTTTGCTGCACTAATAATACCAAAGCCAAGCAGTACGAAGTCCTTACCTGGTTCACTCTCGAACCTGAGTCTCATACTACGGCCATGACCTCTCATTTTAAGTCGTGTGGTTACGACGTTTTCAGGGTAGTCCCATGTGTTCAAGGCTGATTCATTGACTACAGGAACATATTTAAGTCGATAGGCTTGTTGTGGGGCAGACGAAGTATTGTTACGGAAGTCCCAGTACGACGATACTAACAACGAAGATTCTCTAACTGGAGTATAACCTAGTTCATCACTACCTGCAAACCCAGTCTCAGTTGGACGTAGATACACTTGTATATACGGTGCATTCTTCTTGAGTACCAAGTCACCAAGGAAGTCATACCCAGCTTCAGCATAGCTACTGTAGTTAGCATCACCCCAGTCAAGGAAGGAAGTCCCTTGGAAGAAGCCCATACCCATCTTACCTGTAGCTGCATCGTATACCATGAGGGCTATGGAGGTATCAGCATTAGCAAGCTGAGCTAGTTTAGATACTACAACATCACCACCAGCTGAGGTAACTACATCATCACCACCTGAGGTGAACACATCGAAGTCTACGTAGTCAGATCCAAAGCCCTGTAGATACTCAGCACCAATGATATAGCTAGTGTTAGCTGCACTATCAGATACTGTCCAAGGGTAGAAGGCTTGTAGAGAGATGTCTAGAGTAAGAACCTTGTTCTTCTTATTGAAGTCAGCTGTACCGTTGTTAGGGTAGAACCAGTGTACTCGTTTGTTAGTCTCATCATAAGCAGCAATACATCTCTGCTTAGCATTACCATCAATGTCATCAAAGAACTTCTGGATGGTAGGGATAGTCAGGTTCTGCTCTTGGCCTTGACCACTTGCAGGATCGAATGAGATTGTGTGGATGCCATGCTTAGACCACCACATAGGAATGTCACCTACAGATGCGAAGGTACTTGAGTTAGTCATGCCTACAGTAGTAATACGAGAGATCGAATACTCAGTAGCACGGAAGACGTTATCAACACCTGTGATCTGCCACACACCATTCTCAGCAAAGACAAGGAGAGATGAACCTAGTACGTGTAGCTTCTGGATGTTGTGAGCACCAGCAATTACGATTGTACCACCATCTGTGTCAAGTAGATCACTGAAGTATTCAGATGTTGGATCGTTCTGTTGGTGGCAACGACCTGCCTCAGAGATATTATCTAGCTGTTTACTGAATAGTATTTTACCACTATTGCTTGAAGAAGTCAATCCAGCATAGAAGACCCTACCTGAGAAGGCAGCAACGGTAGAGAACCTTGAGGTCTCAGTCTCGTTAGGAAGACCATCTCTTAGCTTATTAAAGAAGTCAAGAATGTAGTGGCCGTTACCTGTAAGGGATGTACCACCGTATATCTTGTCCCACTCAGTTTCAGAGTAGTTACCACTAGCATCTTTACCTGAGAACCAAGGGTGAGTCAGTGGCTTTGTGTAGACCTCTGGACCACCACCAACACCCCAACCTGCATTCTTAGCATCGTAGATACGTTCAGCTGAAGGTGATGCATCAGCTACATCATACGTTGTTGTGTCACCCTGCCAGTCGAAGTCTCTTACACGAGGGTTAATCTGAGATGTTGTAATGCTATCTGTAGTTACATCATACTCAATGTAGAATGGATTGATAGCTGATGAGGTGACTACAAGATCACCATTGATAGATGCTACCTGCACTTTAGCTGTACCTGAGCCACTACTACCTGCTTGTTCGAAAGGTACGAGGTTAACAGAGAATGTCTTCTGGTTACCTGAGTAAGGCTCAGAGGATAGGTTGTAGAAGTACAGTGTGTTGTTGTTCTGGACTACAAGAAACTTAAGACCAGCCTGACCACCTACGTTCTCCCATCTACCTGTAGTAAACTCGAAGCCTGTAGTAACAGTAAAGGTGGACAAGACATTACCTTGTTCCACCTCTACAGCTAGTCTACGACGACGAGAACCATCCCTCTCAAGGAGACAGTTCAACTCATCAATGGATGCATCTTCAGGAAATGTTAGCTCACCAGCTTCAGTTATCAGGCCCTTGATGAACGTGTTTACTACCTTTTGCTTTAGACTTTGTGGCATTCTCTTTGTTCCGTTCTTCTCTGGCTTTGGCGAAGTATTCTCTACGGGCAGCTGGAGTATCATCCTTCTTACGGAGGTAATCCTCTACAGCTTTCTTTGCAGTTCTGATGCTAGTAAACTTACCTGCCAAAGCCTGGGGTACAGAACCCTTGGTAACTTTAATCTCAAAGAACTTAAACCCACCGATAGACTTCTCAATGATAATATCTGTGACTAGCTTATCAGACTTGCAGACACATCTTTGGTTAGAGGTATCTTCTTCAAATTGAACCATTAGGTTCTCCCGTAGTTAGGTCTCTTGTTTGCCATCTTAGTCTTGTACATATCGTTCTGTACGAAAGACTTTAGACGACGAGCTGACTGCTCAATCTTAGGATCACTACCTGACTTGAATAGAGAGAAGCAGACTGACTTAGATTCAGCCAAGAGGTAGGGTAACATAGTGTCATCAACATCAGGTATGAAGTCATCAGTCTGATTGAATGTTGGATAGATGTAACCGTAGGCTCTGGTCTTACTTGTCTGTAGGATTACGTCTACAGAGATGTCGAAGCTATCCATGACAATGTTCTCATCATCAAAGCTAGTGTAGTAAGAAGGCATACGATCATTACGAATGTAGAGTGGAGTACCACCCTTCACATCTGTGACTACAACAACATTAGATGAACTCTCATCCATACGACTAATGAATGTCATTGGGTCTACATAAACGATAGTCTTGTAGTTAGGTGTTGTTGTACCAATGTTGTACTGAACAAGCTCTAACTTACGTGTGTTAGATGGGTATGTAAAGTGGCTAGGCTTAGCACTGTTAGACAGTGATGTCAGCTTGATGAGTTGCTTGTGCTCAGGGATGTCTCTGGCTGCAATGATGTTAAAGAATGTATCTTCGATAACAGATGCAATCTGAGAAGCTTCTACTGTATCACTAATGGAGTTCACACCCTCTGAGTCCATGTCACTCAGGATGCTCTGTGTCATTTCAAGGAGGGTACGTTTCATTAGCTAGGGACTCCCATAACTGTAAGGCTGGCTGTAGCTACATCAAGTGTGAAAGCAACATCAGCTTTAACAAATACTTCCAAGTAGTCATTAGTGTTAAACGAACCATAGTCAGTAAGTGTAGCTGTCTTCCAGTCACCTGATGCAGCTGTGACTACAAGATGACCACCATTCAATACTGTACCATTCTTATAGAATGTAATCTCAATGTCTCTGGCTGTGCCTGAGTTGTTCTTCAAGCTGAGAGAGAAGTTAATGCTTGCGATGATAGCTTCTGTACCTGTGTAGATTAGACGAGCATTAGGAGTAGATGCTCCAGTCCAACCTGAGGCCAAGGATACAGCAAAGGTAGGGTTAATAGGTGTGAAGGATGTAGTCACTGCCTTCTGGTAAGCAGGAGTTACCTTATCAAATTCAATATAACCATTGATGTAGTTGTGTGCTGGCTTCCAAGCTCCACTACCAGAACCATTAGCTACATAGACTTCAGATGCTGATGCAGAGGCCACACCCTTAGGTTCATGGATATATGGATCAGTGAGTGTACCGTGGTTTACATTAGCCATACTAAGTTCCTTAGATGTTAGTGGGTATACTTATAGTATATACCATCGGGGTGCCGATAATGAAATTATACAGCTTATTTCAAATCTGTCAATACTAAAATGACAATAGTAGGGAGGGGAGCCGAAGCCCCCCAACCTTAGTTCTTATACAGCAGGGTTAGTGACAACAGTCACGATACCTTCTGGACGGTACTTCTTAACACCGTAACGAGCAGTAGTAACATACTCGTGACGTTGCATGTCTTTGTTGTACTCGTAGTCAACCTCTGGCATCTGACGCCATGCACCAACGAATGGGTTGGCAGTTGTGTCAGCAGAGAAGAACAAGTTAGCAACACCGTTGTTGGTCGAGAAGTCGTTAGCTGTGGAGCCATCTTTCTCAAGCAAAGCTGTGTCAGCAACAGTACCCTTGAGGTAGTTGGATGTGTATACGTCGAAGCCATATACGTTAGCTACGAAACGCATACCAGTTGCAATACCGTCACGAACGATACCTTCCCACATTGGGTTGTTGGACACGTTAACCAGGTTGGTCAGTGTGTTCAACTGGTACTCAACGGATGGGTCAACAACAGCAACCAAACCACGATCTGGAACGTTAGCTTTCTTCAAAGCAAAACGAGCAAATGCGAAGTCTTCAAGCTCAAGACGACCTGCGTTGCCACCAGAGATACGGTGTGCAATGCTGTTGATAGCTTCAGCAGAGTTACCTGCAACACCAACTTCAGGGGAAGCAAAGGTTGTGGATTCGAAGTGCTCCATGATTGCACGTTCCTGCTCAGGAACAAAACGTGCTTCCAGTTGCGATGCATAGAACGAGTCCTGTGCTGCCTTCTTGGTGATGTAAGTACCCGACTGGAGGTACTGGTCAACAGTGAACTGGAACTCGGCTGTGTCCATTGGTGTGTAG